CGCTTCGTAAACCCCACCACAAGGAAGACATCATGCAAGAAATCAATATCAAGCTGACGCTGGATGAGTTGAATGGTCTGCTGAACATTCTGGGCAAGCTGCCAACGGAGACAAACGTCTGGCCGCTCGCCGCGAAGATTCGCAGCCAGGCCGAGGTCCAGCTGCAGCCCAAGCAAGAGGAATCAGAAGATGTCGCAGAAGGAGCTGCCGCTCACTGACGAGCAGATTGAGGCCATTGCGGAGCGCGCCGCCGAGGTCGCGCTCAACAAGGTCTACGCTGATGTTGGGAAGTCGGTACTGAAGAAGCTGGCGTGGTTCGCCGGCGCAGCTGTCATTGGTCTTTGCTTGTGGCTTGCTGGCCATAATGCTTTGCCCAAAGCCTAGGCAATGATCGACCCAATCAGCGCTTTTGCGGCAGTCCAGTCAGCTGTCGCGCTGATCAAGAAAGCGAAGGCGACCGTCGACGATGTCCGGTCGCTGGGGCCTCTCGTCGGCAAGTTTTTTGAAGCCAAGCATGAAACCGCCAAGGCGGTAGCCTATGCAAAGAAAGCTGGCGGTTCCAGCATGGCGCAGGCCGTGCAGATTGAAATGGAACTGATGGAGCAGGAGCAGTTCGAGGCCGAGCTGAAGAACCTGTTCATTTACAGCGGCAACGCGGATGTGTGGACAAAGATCGAGGCGCGAGTCGCTGAAGCCCACCGCGCAGAGATTGAAGAAGCCCGCGCTGAGAAGGCCCGAGCAGCCAAGCGCAAAAAGGAAATGGCCGAGCTGGTCGATGTGATGACGGCAATTTTCATTGCCATCATTGTGCTCGGCGTAATTGGAATGTTTGTCTACCAGGCGATGACACTCTGATGCTTACCCTACTTTCTACCCTCATCAGCTTCTTGATGTCCGGCACGCCAAAGTTTCTGGAATTCTTCCAGAACCGCGCCGACAAGAAGCACGAACTGGATCTGGCGCGGATGCAAATCGAGCGCGAGATGGAGATGCGCAAGCTCGGCTTTGAGGCCCAGGCCCGCGTCGAAGAGATCCACACGCAACAGATCGAGATGCAGTCGTCAGCTGCCGTGACGCAAGCCGTCATCGGGGCCCAGCAGGCCGAGATGCAGGCCCTGTATCAGCATGATGCCGAGATCGGCAAGGGGGCAGCCCAGTGGGTTACCAACCTGCGCGCTTCCACGCGGTCGATCCTGACGCTGGGGTTTTTCTTCCTGCTGGTGCTGATCGACATCCTGATCTTCATCCACGGCTGGCAGACCAACGCCGACTTCAAGACCCTGGCCGAGATGCTCTGGGATGAGGATACGCGGATCATGTTCGCGGCCATCATTACTTTCCATTTTGGCGGCCGGGCGTTTGGCAAGTGAACGTCAGCCCCCGCGCCGTTGAGGTCATCAAGCACCATGAGGGGGTCAGGAGCCGACCCTATCGGTGCCCAGCCGCCCTGTGGACGATTGGGGTGGGGCACGTTATGTACCCTGACCAGGCGCGATTGCCCTTGGACCAGCGGGGGTCAGTTGCGCTGAGGCCCGACGACGACCGCATATTCAGCCAGGAGGAAATCGATGCCATCCTTCGACACGATCTGGAGCGCTTTGAGCGGGGGGTCGAGCGCTACTGTCCTATCCCTCTTACACAAGGGCAGTTTGATGGCCTTGTGTCTTTTGCTTTTAACGTCGGTCTGGGAACACTCCAGCGTTCAACGCTTCGCCAGAAGCTGCTACGCGGCGATGCGCAGGGGGCTGCGGATGAATTCCTGAAGTACACCCTGGCCGGGGGCAAGGTCCTGCGCGGCCTGGTCACCCGGCGCAATGACGAGCGGGCCATTTTCATGTCCTGACGACTGTGCCATTTTTGTGCCGCTGATTGTGCCAATTCGCAGTTGCCAAACAGCGCTTTTGCCCCCTTCCCAGGGGGCTTTTTTTGCTCAATTTGTCTGTTAATCCGTAGGTCCCTGGTTCGAGCCCAGGTCGGGGAGCCAAATAAACAGGCACTTGCACAGGTTTTTTGAAGTGATTTCTACCAAACTGTGCCATTTTTGTGCCATTTTCAGCACCGCCAATCACAGCTTCACACGCTCGGCGGCCTGCTGAAGGTGCTCAGGAGACAGGTGCGCGTAGCGGCGCACCATCTCCGATGAGTGCCACCCACCCAGCTCCTGCAGCACGCTCAACGGCGTGCCGGCCATTGCGTGCCAGCTCGCCCAGGTGTGGCGCAGGTCATGGAAACGGCACCAGGGCACGCCAGCGCGCCGCGTAGCGCTTCGCCACGTGTTGGTACACAACTCAGGCAGATCGCCCCATACGCGGCCTTTGCGGGACCCTGGCAGGCTTTGCAGGAGCTCCTTGGCTTGGCTGGACAGCGGCACCAGGATGCGCTCGCCTGCTTTGGCCTCGTCAGCCTCGACGATGACCATCCCAACATCCAGGTTCACTTGCTCCCAGGTCAGCCCCAAAGCGTTAGATTTTCTCAACCCGGTGAGAATAGTGAAACGGACTGGAGTCCGCCACTTTTCCGGCAAACAGCTGATCAAACTGGCAGCTTGTTCCTGTGACAGAAATGCGACGCGACGGCGTGGTTCAGCCTCAGTGCGCAGCGCTGGAGCACGGTCTAGCCAGCCCCATTCGCGCTCGGCAGCGCGCAAGATGGCGCGAATCAGGGCGCGGTAGCGGTTGCGCGTGGCCGGCTTGACGTCGTCAGGCAGACAGGCCTCAATCATGTCGCGGTCAATGTCGGCCAGCTGCTTGCCGCCCAGTTTGGGCTTAAGAGCGGCGATCTTGGCCTTGTCGTCGTTGATTGAGCGCTTGTGCCCTTTCTCTTCGATCCAGCGCTGGCAGGCCTGGTAGAAGGTCTTCCTGGGCTTTTCCTTCACGACTCGCTCCTTCCAGAGCTCTGCGCGGCGCAGGTCGTAAGCCTGCTGGGCGAGCTTGCGGTCTGTGGTTTTCAGGGACTCCCTGATGCGGGTGCCATTGATCTGAACGTCCATCCAGAAGACACCGCCACGTTGCTTGATTGCCATGCTTTCCTCGTTGTGGTTTGGTTGCTATGTTGCGATTATCGCATCGTTGAGCGACGGATTGTCAAGGGGTGTTGTGAATTCCCCACCGCGCAATCAACGCCGCCTCAGCGCGGCCGTCGTCTTTCACTCGTTTGAATTCGCCAGCGTGGCCAGGCCAGAGCTGGGCCGCCTTGGCGCGGCTGCCGTCTTTGCCGGCATTGACCCCCATGGCCTTCTTCCATCGCGCTGGCGGGACCAGGTGGCAGGGAATGCCCAGGCCAGCCAAGACGCCGCGAATAATGCCCAGCGACTCGCCAAAGGCGAACATGGAGCTCACGCCCTGCCCTGGCATGGCGCCCACCTGCTCGACATAGGCCACGGCGTCATCCCAGTTGCGCAGCTCGCTGGCCAACATCTCTGGGCTGACCCGGTTCTTGGTGGTCTTGCCGGACACCACCTGGACGCTGGGCATGTCCCAGACTTCCACCAGGCTGCCGTCCTTGGCCAGGATGGCCACGGCGCCCGATGCGCCTGGGTCAATGCCAATCGTGTACATCAAATGCTCCCGGCCAACAGGGTGTTGAGCTTCATTGCCTTGCGCTTTTGCCGCAGTCGCGCCTGACGCTCTGATGCTGTCATGCGTTCTCGTTTGGCATCCTTAGCCTGGCCAATTTTGTAGATCTTCACTGCGTCGCGGCCGCGGCTGTCTTTTTCCCAGCTGGCAATGAAACAGGCCTTGGCACGGTGCAGCTCGCGGGTGTAGTGCAGCACCGTCACGTAATGCAGCCCCGTCATCTCCGCGAGTTCTTCGCAGGTGTAGATCCCCTCCAGCATGAATTTGATCAGCTGGCCATAGGCCATGGCGTTGACTTTGATCTGTTTCATGCGGATCGCGCCTTTTGTCGCCATTTCTCGACCGTACTCACGTGGACTGACAACTCCTGCGCCACTTGCTTGTTTGTGTAGCCGTTGGCCACCAGCTCCAGGCCACGCACCATCCTGAGGTGGGCCTTTTCTGCGCGCAGGGCTAAGAGGTTGATGTCTGGGTCCTGCACCACTACCTCCTGAGTCGTAAACCTGTGCAGGTTCCCGCACTCGCGGCGCCGGATCGCGCCAGAGGTGTGCATGACTCGGGTCCATGCTGCACATTTCGGGCATTTCATCACTCACCCTTTTCGACTCCAGCAAGGATGTCGCGCAAGCGTTCGATGCGCGCTTGGTGATAGACGCACATGGCGTCCGCGTATTCAGCTGCTGACTGCGCTGACAGCAAATCACGCCGGGCCTCATCGAGCTCTCGCGCCGCCAACACCTCAGGGCTTGGCCTGCGAAACAGTCCTATTAAGTCGCTCATCATTTCATTGCCTCCAGCGCTTTTAGGGTTGCAGCTGCTCTGCCGCGGGCGGCCTTGCGTGCCGGGTGTTCTGCCTTGGTGGCGACCTTGTCCAGGTCGTCGCTTGGCATGTCATCGAAAGCGGTGGTGGTCACGCTGCCACTGACAACCTTGGCGGTGGGGAACGTCTCCTTGAGGCCGGCCATGTCGTTGATCAGCTCACCCGGACAATGGTGCAGCTCGACGCTGGCAAAGCTCGGACCGTAGGTGCTGCCTGCAACCTCAGCCGGGCCATTGATGAAGTGGCGCCCACTCTCGCGGTGCTGATACGCCACCCAGTTGCTGCCGCCATCGACGGGCTCGGCATACGGCACCAGGGCCGGAATCATCAAATGGTGTTTGCAGCCTGCCGCTTGCGCCGGCTGCGACAGCGTCTTGCCGTTTGATTCGCAGATCCAGGATGCGTTCGGAGCAACGGTTGCGTGGCAGCACGTTCTGCAGTTGGCCTCGGCGGCGCGGTCGCCATGGCACACGGCGTGGAAGGTGCAATACTTGCACTGCCAATGTGCAGGATCCGACGACAGCCTTTGCGGAGGCTCAGTCATGTCAATCAAACGCTGCGCTTTCTCAAGCAACACTGAGAATCTGTCAGCATCGAAATGCACCCACTCGCTGTACACGTCGTCGGTGTCTTTGTTGACGGCCATGTACAGGGCGCGGTCGATTTCCATCAGCCCCATGTAGATCGTCATCTGGTCGTAGTGCTGCGGCTTTGACGCCTGAACCTTCTGCGCAATCAGGTCGGTAAACGACTTGTGGTTGTGGGTCTTGAACTCCAACACCGCCGGCGTCTTGGGGGCCTCGGGCAGCCCCTGGGCCACGCCGTCCAGCGAGCCGCCAAAGTGCCCATTGCAAGCGCTCACGCGCCACTGGTCGCCGGTGTCGGGGTCGGTTTCCCAAACGGTGGCGCCGATGCCGCGCAGCTCTTCGACCAGGCGCGATTCCTCGCGCTTGCCGGTGTCAAACAGGCGCAGCACGCGGCCAGGAAACGTGGGCTTCAATGCCCAACGAAATGTGTTCCAAATGAAGCGCTCGCAGTCGTGTCCAATGATGGACGCCCCCATGTGAGGACGATGCTCCTGCGGCTTGCTCTCGTACCAGCGAACAATTGCTTTGCTGGTGGTGTGGTGGGAGTCGGGAATTTTCATCGTTGCGTTGCCTTTGTTGTTGGGTGGGACGGCCCTGGCGCAACCCAGGGCTATCGCGTCTCCCGTCGCTTATCGGTAGTTCACGCTCACCGCGCTCGCGGCCGCCCCGTTGATCACTTCTTCCAGGGGCGTGCGCCGCCTTTAGGTAAAGGCCAAGCCGGTTGAGCTGCGGGTGCGGGACGCGCTGCCGGCGCGTTGATGACCTTGGAGTAGGCGACGATGCGGTTGCGGTCGGGCTCCTTGCGGTCGATCTCCACGCTGATGACAAACGGAATGTCGTGCAGCTGCTCCGTGTCTTCCATGTCAAGCACGTCAACGGCCTCGCACAGCTGGCCCAGCGCGGCCTTGGCGATGTCCTCGGCCGTCTTGTTGGGGTTGTTGACGTTCAGCCGCTCCCACAGGCGGCGGCCACTGTGCTCGCCGTCGGTGACCTGCAGCTCCAGCTCGATGTAGTGACCGGTGCCGGCCTTTGTGGGTTTGACGTCGCTGCGCGTGATGACGACTGGATAGTCGCCTGCAGGCAGCGGTCCAAAGTTGCGCGGTTGCGCAACAGGTGCCTCGTTGGCGTTGAATTGAAACTGAGCCATGGTGTTCCTCGTTTGACTCGTTGAAAAATCAGGCAATTGCCTGTGCGAATGCATCCCAGCTCATCGGCAAGGATTCGGGCAGCGAGTACCTGTTTTTGGCCATGTAGGCCGGGCGCTCGCTGGTGTAGAGCAACCGCTCGCCGGTACTGATGCCGCGGTTGTTGGTCTTGTTAAAGCCCACGTCGTCCTTGCGAACGATGGTCTTGTAGTTGGCGAACAGCACCGCATCGACCCACTCGCGCAGGATTGCGTTGCTGCGCTCCTGCAGCTTGGGCTGATAGCGGTCGTAAGGCTCGACCTCGGGGCTATCAAAGCGTTTGATCTGGCAGTGCGCCAGCAGGATGACGACCATGCCCTTGTCATTGCGCAGGTCGTTTAGCCCTGCCAAGACTTCGCGCCAGCGGTCGGCCACGATCATTGCCCCCTTGCCATAAGCCAGGTCTTTGGCGTCGTGTTTTTCCTCGACGTCTTGCCAGATCATGTTGTCCAGCCAATCTACCGAATCCAGCACCACGGTGTGAAAATCGTGATCTTCAGTGCAAAGAGAAGCAATGGCTTCCAGCACATCGTCGATTTTCTTAGCCAGTGGGAAATGATCGACCTGCAGCGAGCCCAGGCCGTCTTCAGTGCAAATGAAGATGGGGTTGGGCGCCTGGCTGGCGAACGTCGTCTTGCCGATGCCCTCGACGCCGTACAGCATGATGCGTGGCGCTGACAGGGCTGTGTTCTTTTGGATGGATTTGAGATTGAAGGCCATGGGTCACTCCTTGATCTCAACAGCCACACCCGTCTTCGCGGGCTTGGTTTCGACCGCGCCGGCAATCTTCTTCCACAGGTCGGGGCGTTCCTGCCGGATGGCCTTGAGCTTTGTCTCGTCAGCCTTGACCTCGACTTTGATCGGGCGTGCCGCCTCTGGCCAGCTTGAGGTAAGCACGGTCAGCTTGTCGACGTCAGCTTTGTAGATGAGCTTCCCGGTCAGCTTGATCTTGGTGCCGTCGGAGGTCGTGACTGTCTCGCTGCCCTCTTCTTTCGCCGGGTGCAGCTTGATCATGCTTTCTTCAATCCGCACCCGATCTAAGCGGGCTGTCTCTTCTCGGTTTTTGGCGGCCGTCCATTGGCGCGCCAGCGTTTCCATAGCATCCACGTCGTTGTTCCTTTCGTTGGGTATGTGGTGGGTCACTCGTTGAATTTGCTCTTGGCCTCTGCAAGCAGGGCCGCGTATGCAACAGCGTCTTCTGCGCTGTCTTGATGAAAGCCGGCGCGCTGGTGCAGTCGCACCAACTTGAGCACCAGCATCAGCAACCAACCATCGGCCTCGCTCAACGAGTGCCCGGTGATGTAGTTGAAGGCATCGACCGTCGCCGCCATCGAGCGCTCGCCTTCAGGACGGTCATAGGTGGCGGCGCGTTGCTGCATGTGCTGCGCGGCCGCGGTCAAGAATTCGTGTGCGGGTTTCATTTGAAAATCAACACGACCAAAATTGCCACGCCAACCATGAAAATTCCCCACAGCATGGCAATCGCCAACGCCTGAGGGGCACTGTCGTCTGTGTCGTAGTTCCAGCAGGCGTCAGGCGTTTGGCACTCTTTGCGACCCTGATCGCACGCGCCACAGCAGTGCGGCGGGTGCCATGGTTCGATGTTGGTGTCGAACGCATCACGCACGGGGTCATGCTTGTTCATGCCTGCTCTCCTGCTGT